GTTGCGACATGAAAATAAGACTAACTTGGCGTTACAAAAAACGCACCGTCATTGTCTGCGTCGATGCGCTGGATTGTGCGTACCCAAAATTCCTTTTTTGCCTGCCGGTCTAAATCAGGATATTCCTTCAACTCTCGCCGTAATGTTTCAAGGTCAAATTCTTTTATAGGCTCCGGGTTTATTGCCGCGAGCTGCTGTTTCAATTCCGTATAGTCTTTTTTGTATTCTTCGATTTCAATCAAATCCGACAGATACAGGTCTTTCAGTTTTTGCATTTTCCGCTTGATTTGCTCCGCCGTTTTGGGCTGCTTTTTTTCTGCGGTTTTTGATTTGGAGTAATACTTTTTTGCGATCCCCTCAAATTCCCGCAGAAGGTAATCCTCAAGCACATCTTCTCGGATTCTGAGGATGTGCGGGCAGTCGGCTGGATCAAGTGTGTGCGTTCTGCATCGGTAGTACTTGTACACCTGCTTTACAGTCTCCGGCTGCATATTTCTACCGCACTCCCGGCAACGGAGAATTCCGGTAAACAAATATATTCGATCCGCACTGGCGTTCCGCTGGCTTCGCCGTTCCAAGATTTTCCCAGCAAGGTCAAAGGTTTCTTGATCGACAAGTGCAGGCAATGCGTTTTCCACGCCGAACGCCTCACCTAAGTACAGGCGGCTTTTCAACGCATCCTTGTATTTGTTGTACGAGCGTTTGATCCCCCACTCCGTTGCCATATACCGCCTTAGCGCAAGGATGCTTTGCAGCCGTATAAAGGCTGGGAACATATCTCGCGCCGCATCTGCGGTTTCTTCATCAATGGCGTAGCGCCGGTTCTTCACGCAGATTCCGATAGGAGTTTTCCCGTTGGTGGGCTGGCCCTTTGCCCTCTTGCCCTCGTTGATGGCCTTAATGCGCTCCGATGTGCGGTCAGCTTCGTCCTGCGCTACCGACAACATAATATTGACCTTCAATCGCCCTGATGCAGTCCGCGTTTCGTAGTCCTCTCTGATGGCCTGCCAATCCACATGATTTTTGTCGAGAACCTCTTGCACGGCGTAGTACCCCGCCACATTCCGAAACCACCTATCCAGCTTGACAAAAAGGATGGTGTCGATTTTCCCGGCGCGGCAATCATCAAGCAGGCGCATCAAGGCCGGACGCTTTTTATACGGCTTTCTGGCGCTGATTCCGGCGTCCTCGTAAATGCCCACAACCTCCATGCCGTGTGCGGCGGCATATGCAATCAGAGCCTCCCGCTGGTCTGCCAGGGACAGGCCGTGCTTCGCCTGTTCTTCGGTCGATACCCTGATGTACAGTGCTACACGGATGCGTAGATTATTTGGTAGAGTGACCACTATTTTTTGGCACATGTTATCCCCTCCAAAATCCATAGTTAGCACAATGGATGTCAACCCAAACGCACCAGGCAAAAAGCCCGATGATCAATAGTGACAAACCGAGTATGATCCACCTGTATAGCTTCACGGAGTGCCAAAGATTGCACAGTTCTGTGTCCATCAGGCCGATGGTCTGCCGCTTATTCTCAAGGCGGTGTTCTAGTCCGTCCTTTTCCGCTTGCAACGTTTCCTCACTGGCCGTCAGATGATCTCCGATGCCGTAAAATTCATCCAGCGACACGCCAAGGACGGCGCATATTGGCCCAACCGTGGAGATATAGGGGGCCTTGGAAGCATGGGTAAAGAAATTGTTGACGGTAGACGGCGGAATTCCCGATGCTTCAGCTATGTCCTGAATGGTCATACCCAAAGCGTTACGTTTCGCCTTACAAACTTCCTGAATTGTCATAAAAAGTGCCTCCTTACCCCCAAAATCAAAATATGGGTAAAGGCGGCACAAACTTTTAAACGGCTGAAAATGCCAAAAACCAAGCTTTGGGACTTGCCCACCCAACCCTGTTTTTGCTACGCTTTGATTACGGCAAGCCGACGTCCCCCGGCTTGCTTCCGGCTCCGCCGTTTGTTGCAGAGGCGGCGGGGCCGGGTTTTTCACTTACTTTATTTCCCAAGAGTTTCCGCAATTCTGGCAAAGGCAAATCTTTTGATTTTTTACAACGGTCTTTTCGCCACCTTTGCTTTTCTTCCACACGAGATTAGACATGCCAAGGGTTGATACCGCCATCAAGCCGCGAGCAGCATTGTTGATATGGCCTCCGATGCCGTTCCCGTGCTTTTTGGTTTTACTTGACACTTGCTCCATAGAGATTGTTACATTTTCGCTTCCGCAATTAGGGCAAACCATAGTAAAGCTCCTTTCATTCTTTTATATGCGTATATGTAAATATTCAATATGCGCGGGCAACCGTCATGCCCCCATATCTTGCGGTTGCAAAATCATGGTGGTGTGCTATAATAATCGAACAGACGTTCTATTCGCAAATGATGAACGGAGGATACATAGATGTTGGATTTACCGGCAAACTGTGATATAATGGCAACAGAACAGCTTGAAGAAATTCGCAACAAACTGATGCATGCCGTACTGCTTTTGCCGCAAGAGGAACAGGTAGAATTGCTGCGAATGATTAAAGGAGCAAACGATGGTGTATAATCAATTGTGGTATGAAAATCCCAACGTTCTTAAAGCCGTAAACGCGTGTCTCAACGTATTGGAAGCGTCTGGCATTTCGGCGGAATGCGCTACACTTGTTCCGGAGTGTTTGGCGGAGGCTATTAAATGCAGCAACTATGAAACGCTAAAGCAAGGAGCATTCAAGAGCACTCCCATTTCTGTAACCGCCAATAATGACGGCGGGTACAGTATTATGCCCGAAAGCCTGCAATGTATTGATTTACTATGGCCGAAGTGATGCCATTTGCCACCGTTTCAATTACCGATAGAGATATTGACTTTAAGGATTTTAAAACAGCGCTGGTTTTTGCCCAGCTTTCTTTTCCCCCGATGTTTGCGATAAAGTCATGGCCTTTTGGCGTGATGTGATAAATTGTATTCAAGTAAAAATATCCAAACATTTCGCTTGTTGCAAATGAAAAATCTGTTTTTAAGTATCCGCTTTCTGAAAGCTGTACAACATGATATATGATCTCTTCTCTTGAATAGCTGCCAGAAAGCAAGCGCACCAAACAGGGAATGCTGACATAGCTAAATTTTCTTAGCCCATTTGGATTTTCAACCGCAGTTTCAACGGAAATACGATCTTCGACCAAAAGCATAATATCCCGCAAGCAATCTGGGTTCAGTTTCATTCCGTGCCCCTCTTGCTTTTCAGATACCCGATATACCGGCATACTTCCGCCAGTTCGGCGGGTGTCGCGTCCCGGATATAATCTAATATTTCCTGCGCTTCCGCGCTCACGCCCTCGATCTTCGGATCGGGGGTTTCTTTTATGCCCTCAGCCTCGACCAGTTTCCGCACCGTCTCAATATTCTCTAAGCACTTTGCGGTTGCTTCTGGGGTTTCCCCCTCGCGCAACAAAATTTCGTCGGGAGTAGCTTTAAGAAGCTGACATATCCGTGCGGCTTCTTCTGGGGATGGGAGATTTTTCCCACGCCTTACTTCACTTAACCACCTCTTGTGTTTCCCGATCATTTTCGAAAATGATGCTTCGCTCCAGCTTTTAGCCGAAACTTTTTCTGCTATCGAATCTACGTTTGGTTGGACTGTATCTCTTTTTGGCATATCTACTCCTGAATAAATCGTAATGCAGCAGCGTGTACGTCATGCTCAAATTTTTCGTTTTCAACAGATATCCGTCTATTCCGCTTGTGCTTGTTGTTCCTGATTACGTCAATTTTTCTTTTCTTTATTTTATTGATTCTCTCAGCGAAATACTTGCTGTTTAATCCACCACGGCGAATCGCCTTTTTTAACCAAAATATGGCGTTGTCAAATTCCCACTCTTGCTCGTATAACTTGGAAAACATATTGCATGTAAATGTAAAGTCTAACGATGCAAATTTATCTAAAACAGTAAATGGTATTTTTCCGATTGCTTCTTCAAACGCTCCGATTGCAGCAAGCCTAAAATCAGCTCCTTTGTTCGCAAACGCATAAGCAACCGCGAATTTATCAAAAGCCGATGCCGAATTTCTATATTTTGTTACGGCAATTTCAAAAAGTACGTATCGGGGCTTGTACTTTATTACATACGCCTCGTTCACAAGCCCAAGAGACTGAAATTCCGCAGGGTACTTTGTTTTAACGATAGACAGCACTTTCCTGACGACATCCGCTTCATGTTGCGAAAAACGAGTTAAATCATATTTGTAGTTCGCCGCAATAATGCTTTGTGATGAATTTTGTTCATACTGTTCTGGATAATAGGCATACGGGTTATTCGGCCCTTTAGGCCGCGCAAGAATTAAGTCAATGTCTAAAAGCATATCTACCAAAAAATAGATGTATTTTTGTGCAATTCCACAAAAACCAACAAAATGGTCGTGTTTGGCTTTACAACACACAAAATGTAAGCTATAATAATCTCGTGAGTTATCATAGAGACAACAAAAAACCAGACCCCCAAAGAAAAATCCTTTTTGCGGGTTCCATAGACGATATTTTGTTGGCTGACACTTACATGATAGCGGCGGCGGTTTCGTTTGTCAAGTGAAAACTCACATTGACTGCGGCAGAGATAAAAAACCGCCCCGAAGTCTCTGCAACAAACTTCGGAGCGGTTGGAAGCGAACTCGTTTGCTAAATGGAATACCCCTCTGCAACAGAGTACGCCATTTGGCGCGTAGTTTAACTCCCATGCTTACCATACCACATATTTCTGCCGCAGTCAATGATTTCTCACACCGAAAGGAGGGCACATGATTTGGCATTGAGAGAACTGCGAGAACGTTCCAGCCTGACCCGTGCACAGGTAGCGAAGAAACTGAATGTTGATTTGTCCTGTGTGACGCATTGGGAACTGGGCGACTGGCGACCGGCACGGAAGTACCACAAGAAGCTGGCAAGGATGTACGGCGTGACGGTGGACGAACTGTTCGAATCCAGCGATGGGGAATAAAAAATGCCCCGCCCGGTGTTGCAGACCGGGCAGGGCGGCGGAACAAATCTTAGGCTCAGATATGTATCCTGTGGCTATTTTAGCACAGGGGAAAGGAAAAGGCAATGGCGAAGAAACGAAAAATCGAATACCGGGTGATCTGGGTGTCTCCGCCTGACCCGGTGAAGATCATGACGGAGTTCGGCAAGATCTGGTCGAGGGAGCATGGCCTTGAGTTTGACGGTGTTTACACCAAAGAGGGGGACATCAAACAATGAGCTGGAACCTGTTTTTTATGAATCTGGGCGTGGCCTACGCGGCCACTTGGGTATTCAAGGTTGTAGATTTCATCGAAGGAGGGAATCCGCATGAGAAAGCATGAACGGCGCACCAGAGAGCAGCGGAAGGCGGATGCCTCCGCATGGATGGGCTTTTTGAGTTTTCTGGCCCTGCTGCTGATCACCATTTCGTACATGGTGGTGAGCGCGCGATGAACAGAAAGAACCGGCATGAGCGCCATCCGCTGGATCTCTGCCCGGTGTGCGGCATGGACAGCGGTGAGCGGGTGCAGTCTACGGACGCACCGTTTAAGCACTATGTACGGTGTTCCTCCTGCGGTGCTATCACAGCTGGTTATGCCCAGCAATCCAACGCCACGAAAGCGTGGAAGAGAGGGGATGCGTGGAAATGAAAAGAAAGGTTTACCCGGTGTGCGAAAAATGTTCAACCGTTATAAATCCGAAATTGCATGTGGACGTGGCTCCGGGATTCGTGGTCAACCGTGAAGTCTACTGCGCTCGATGCTTCAAGGATGATATGCAGGAGCAACTGGAATGGTTGCTGAAAGAGCTTGATAAAGACCCGGAGGCGGTTGCAGAAGCGATGGGCGTTATGGTCATCGACATCCCGGAGGACTGATATGAACCAGTGTGAGCGGATCTTGAAGTATCTGGATGAACACGGCAGCATCACACGGGCCGAGGCCATGAGCGAGTGCGGCATCGCCAATTTCACGGCGCGGGTCTCTGACTTGCGGCGGGACGGCGTGGCGCTGGACGTGGAGACGGTCACACAGAAGAACCGCTATGGCGAGACTGTGCGGTTTGCGAGATATAGGAGGAAAGAAAATGGCACTGAAATCATTTAACGAGTTAATTAAAATCGATGTGCGTCCACAATGCGATACGCGGGATGCCAAAGACGAAAACGGGAAGATAATCAAAGTCCCATATTTGAGTTGGGGCAAATGTGTGAAGCTGCTGCACGAAAACGGAGCAAATGATGTGTGGTATGCGCCGGTGGAGTGCCCAACCACTCACACTTATCTTTGGCCCCAAGCAAAAGTGTCCACCAGCAAAGGGCGCGATACGGAATGCTGGTTTGTGCGGGTGTTGATCCACATTGATGATTTGGAATTTGTATACGATACGCCGCTGCTGAATGGATCCCTGGTGGTTTACACTGACACTCTGAACCAGCTGCGGATCAACAATGCCCTTGCCAGAGCATTTGTGAAGGGCGTTGCCATCAGAACCGGTCTTGGATTTGACTTATGGGCGGAATCCGATGCGGATGACGGCGAGGATGATTTGAGCCGTCATAGCATCTGGGCCATCAAGGAGAGACTGGAACGGCTCATTACGGCAAAAGAGCAGCGGGGTCTTGACCACAAAGATCTGCTGCACGCATTGAATATCAACGAAAAACAGTTAGGCACAATGCTTGGATATTTCGCAACGATTGATAAGCTGGAAAAGGCTGTGATGCGGCTATGATCCACAACCATGACCGGAGCGGATGGTTTGGGGCATCAGACACAGCAATCATCATGGGTCGGTGGGACACGGAAACATTCCGCCGCTGGTGGCTGCAAAAAATAGGGATTCGTAAAGAACACTTTACGACGCCCGCCATGCAGGCCGGAACGGCATATGAGCATCGCATCTTGTCAGCAATTGGCGTAAGAACTATGGACAAGCAGATTCGCATACGGCGATATCGGCTGCGGGTAAATTATGACGGCGAGTTTCCGGATACGATCATTGAGGTAAAAACCTACGGGAAACCGGTATTTAAGGTCAGCAAAGCATATTGGCAGCAATGCCAGGTTGAAATGTTTGCCAGCGGCTACGGGTTTTGGAGACATCGGAAGCGATGCAACATTGTGGCATACCGTTTGACTGAGGCCGAAATGCAGAATTACTTTTTGGCGGTGGACACCCGGCGATTATCCAGCCATGAAGTCCAGTATGATGAGCGTTGGGTGAGAGACGCGTATTTGCCAAGGCTTCAGTATTTGGCAAGATGCTTGCGGACAGGGCATTGGCCCAGCATGGAGGAATTTTATGGAGCGGGTTAATTCCACATCGTTCCGCTGGACGATGGATGCCGCCGGTGATTGGTTGTGCATCCAGACCAACAAGGCGCGGCAGGTGCTTGGCGCACTGAAAGAGGGTCAAGTCTATGACGTGGAGATCAAAGAACACCGGGAGAAGCGGAGCCTCGATGCGAATGCGTACTTCTGGGTTCTGGTTGATCGGCTGGCCGAAAAGATCCGAATTCCCAAGACGGATATTTACCGGAGATACATTCGGGAGATCGGCGGCAATCATGAAATGGTCTGCGTGATCGATTCAGCCGTGGAAAAGCTGCGGAACGGGTGGGAACACAATGGGCTTGGCTGGCAGACGGATACCATGGCAAGCAGGATCCCCGGCTGCACCAACGTGATTTTGTATTACGGCTCCAGCACCTACAACACCCGGCAAATGTCACATTTGATCGATATGGCAGTGCAGGACTGCGTGGAGCAAGGTATCGAGACCCTGTCTCCGGACAAGCTGGCGGGGATGATGGAGGAATGGGGATGCACAAAATGACAAAGGCCACGTCCATTTCGCAATCCGTGAAGGTTGTTGTATGGGCGCGGGACAATCACCAGTGCGTGATTTGCGGGTCTCCCGCAGGTGCGCCGGTGGCCCATGTGGTACGGCGTTCGCAGGGCGGCAGAGGGATCGAGCAGAATATTGCAACCCTCTGTCCCCACTGCCACCGCCTGTTTGACGAGGGACCATTGAGAGACCGCGAGCGCATCTACGTGCGGCTGGTGGCGCACCTGAAAGCATTTTACCCGGATTGGAACCGGGAGGACATGATTTACAGAAAGGGCGAACATTTATGCTGAACAGAATTATTGTGATGGGCCGGATGACCCGTGACCCTGAATTGCGCCGCACCAACAGCGGCACGGCGGTCGCATCCTTCACCGTGGCGGTGGATCGGGATTTCAAGTCCCAGTCCGGCGAGAAGGAAACGGATTTTATCGATGTGGTGGCATGGCGCAACACAGCCGAATTTGCGAGCAAGTATTTCTCTAAGGGCCGCATGGCCGTGGTGGAGGGCCGCCTGCAGATCCGTGACTGGACGGACAAGGACGGCAACAAGCGCCGCAGTGCCGAGATCGTGGCCGACAGCGTATACTTTGGCGATTCCAAGCGGGACGGCGGCGACACGGTGCAGAGCGAACCGCAGAGCGAACCGCAGAGCGGTTTCAGCGAGGTTGAGGATGATGGGGACCTCCCGTTCTAAGGCGGTGGTTGAATGCCGAACAGGATCATCAAGGATAGTATCAGGACGAGCAAAAGCATCAACGCAATGTCGGATTTCCAATTCCGATTGTGGGCGTACCTGATCACCTACGTTGATGATTATGGGCGCGGCAGCGCAGACCCGGAATTGCTCAAAGGCTTTGTATTTCCCCGCAGAAAAGGTGTGACTGAGGGAACGATCAGTAAGACGCTTGCAGAATTGGCGACCATAGGCTCTGTGATCCTCTATGAAGTTGACGGAGAACCGTACCTGTGTTTTCCAAACTGGAGCGAACACCAGACGGTGAGGAACAAAGTAAGCAAATTCCCGGCACCTGCTGACGGATTGATTACATCTGAAATCAATTGCAATCAATTGCAAGCAGGTGAAAGCAAATGCGCCCGTAATCCAATCCAGAATCCAGAATCCAGAATCCAGAATCCAGAAGAAGTAGGCGGCGAGCCGCAAACGGCATCCCCGCCGGTGGTTTCCATCCCCCTCAATGACGGCACTGAATATCCGGTGTCGCAGGAGCAATGCCAGGAATGGGCAGGCGTATACCCTGCTGTCGACGTGATACAGCAGTTGCGGGAGATGCGGGAATGGTGCCTGAATAACCCGGCGAAGCGGAAAACGGCGCGTGGTGTGCGTGGATTCATTACTCGCTGGCTTGCCAAAGAACAGGATCGCGGTGGCCGTAAGGGCGCAAAAGGCCCCGGCTGCAAATGCGAGGACGCTTGGGGGTATGTGTGATGGCGGGAGATTTTAAGCTGGCCGAGCTGTTGCGCCCATGCCGGAGATGGAAAGCGGCAAGGACGCCGGAGGTGACGTACCAGTCTCAGCAGCTCTGTTGGGACTGCGCCAATGTATACGGCGGCTGCGAGTGGTCGGCGCGGTTTGAGCCGGTTCCTGGATGGGATGCGATAGCCACAACACGGACGGTCGGCGGGAAGTTTGTAGAGAAATCTTTCAGCGTCCGTGCCTGCCCAAAATTCAGGAGGGGATGATTGAAAAATGTTTGGAAATAAGCGCTTGAAAGCAGAAATAGTCCGGCTGAGTTATCGAGCAGCAGAGCTGGAAGAACGGCTTTGCCCATGCGAGCAACATGACTGGAAACGCACCGGAGTTGATTACAGCTACGATGAAGCAGGCTGCTGCTACTGCGATGCCATGTATAACTACAAGTGCGCAAGGTGCGGTAAAAAAATGCGATCCTTCCAGCCGTACCTGGAATTGGATGGTGATCTGGGAAATGATGCGGATCGTGATTGATATTTACGGCGAAGACACGCAGGGCACGAAGGAGGCGGTGGCCATGCTGCTGGAGCCTCTGGGCCGCGTCCGGGTGGTGCAGATCATTGTTGACGGAAAGGAAGAAAAGCGATGATTGCATTTGAGATCCCCTATCCGGCAACAAAGCGCGGCAAAGCGGCGTGGAACAAGCGGTTTGGCCTGAACGCGTATTACGCTGGTAAGCACTGGTCGCAGCGGAAGAAGGACGCGGAAGAGCTGCACGAGCTGGCCCACTGGGCGATGCGCAAAGCAGGAATTACAAAACGTCTGGTAAATCACCCCGTCAAGGTGACATTTTTCTGGAATGACAATCTGGACATCGACAATCACGGTGCGCTGGGCAAAGCCTTTGTGGACGCGATGAAGGGCTATATCCTGCCGGATGACAACCCTGAGTGGTTCCGTGCCGTGGAACACAAATTTTGGAGCGGAGATATGATCCGCGTGGAAATTGAGGAGGCAGAATGATGGATGCTGTGGAGTTCTTGGACAAGGTTGACCGTCTCAGCAAAAGAGGATCTACCGAAGAAAAAATGCGCTACAACGATTATAGGACAGCAAGAGATAATACACGGGCGGTGAAGTTTGTCGAGCGATGGGACGCCGAGCACCCCGTCAAAACCCGCCAGAGCGAGTTCTTGGAGCATTACCCCAGCGCGCGGCGAATTTTGGCAAACGGGTGTCTCAATGCTTGCCCGATGGATGTGTTCTCAGATGCAGACATTAACTGCAATGCGCAACCTTGCTTTGAGTGCAAAAAGGCGTTCTGGCTTGCGGAGGTGGAGGAATGAGAGATACAAACCTCGTAAATGCGCTGCGTGAGCACGCAGAATGGGCGGAAAGGAACCAGTGGGAAACGCCGATCACGCTGGGCGATGATCTGGCGGAAGCCGCTGACCGGCTGGAGAATCAAAACGCACACATCGCAGCGCTTCAGCAGGGAATTGAGAAGCTGCGGAGGCAGCTGCCCCGGTGGATCCCGGTGAAGGAGCGGCTACCGGAATATGGCGTCAGAGTTTTGGCAACCGATATGTACGAGGGAGATGACTATACCGGGATCTGGACACGGGAAGAATACAAGGACGATGCAGACGGCTGCTGGTATGATGATCATGGCTGGTGGCATGCGAGTGATGACGCTACACACTGGATGCCGCTGCCGAAGGCACCGGAGGTGATGAAGAATGAGTAAGGCTGTTATGCTGAGCATCCGCCCCAAGTGGGTGGAAAAGATCGCCCGCCGCGAAAAAACCATCGAGGTCCGAAAGACGCGCCCGAAACTGGAAACGCCGTTTAAGTGCTATATTTACTGCACAAATATAAGGCCATTCCTTGTGTGGGGAGATGTTTTCCGTGGTGATTGGTTCACAGAGTTTACCCGGATTTCAGGGTATAGCAGAGCAGAAGCGGACAAAATCTGGGACGTTTTCAACGGTCATATTGCTGGCGAGTTTACCTGTGACCGGATTTATGAGCTTGCTCCCCTCAACCATGCACCGAATGACGTAGAAAAGCAAGCCTGCCTGACACGAGAAGAAATTGTAAACTACCTAAAGGGAACCGGCTACGGCTGGCACATCTCCGACCTGCTGATCTATGACCATCCGCGGGAGCTAACGGAGTTCCGGCGGTCTTGTCCTAATGACCTATACTGTGAGGCCTGCGCCATGTACAGCAACAACAACGGTATCTGCAACAATGGGGCTTTGCCGCTTCGCCGTCCGCCCCAAAGCTGGTGCTATGTGGAGGCGATGAAGGATGAATGACCTAAAACCGTGCCCGTTTTGCGGAGGCACAAAACTCAAGGTCGAACGAAAGTCTCGTCTTGCGGGGTGGAATGGGCTTGATATGCGAGTAGAAATGCACACCTACTCTGTCCGATGCAACACCTGCCACGCGCGTGGAGGCGCTGCTGGCGGTCGCGTTATGAATGACCCGTGGACACGCTGCGCTCAGCTTCCCGACTGGGCTACGACGGACAAAACTCTGGAAGCAAAAGCAATCGAAGCATGGAACAGGAGGGTTGAAAATGGATGAAGGAAATAAGCAGAAGACCTGATTAGGTACACATGTACCTAATTATGAAGCCTATTATGAGGAATATAGGGACAAGTACAACTGTATGTGCGAAAAGGTACACAATATTGAAGAAAAGCTGAAAGAAGAGCATAAACGAAACATGATTCTTGAAGCTCAAATGGAAGTTGTGCGTTTGATTTTCAGAGGTAACGGAAATGGCTGAATACATTAAACGGGAAACTGCCGTAAGAGCGGTGATGGCGGCGAAATGGGTGGACGGTTCCGACGGTGCCATGGCAATGGAGATTGTTGCCTCGCCAGCAGCCGCCGACGTGGCCCCGGTGGTGCATGGGCGGTGGATGAAACACATAAAAGGCGGGACATTGTGCAGTAGATGCGGAAGCTATACCCAGCATAATGGGGATGTATTAGACATGAGCAAGGCTATTGCTTGCCCATGGTGCGGAGCCAAGATGGACGGAGGTGCTGACCATGAGGCTGATTGATGTTGATGATTTGGGCGTGGGCCGGTGCAGCAAAAATGTTCTCCCTGCGGCGTATTGTGCTGGTTGGAACGGCTTACTTGGCTTGGTCGAAAAAGCCCCCACCGTGGATGCCGTGATCGTGACACGGTGCAAGGACTGCAAGCATCGGATATACAAAAACATGGGTGATGAAATCGGAGAGATTGGCGGCTGCGGACTGTTTAATTGTGCCATGCCAAATGAAGGCTTTTGCAGTCACGGCGAGAGAAAGGACGGCGGGAATGGCTAAACAGTCTGGGTATTTGCAACGGCGGGAGGCGGAGCTGGACGCCACCTTCAACGCCGGGGCGGCGATGGCGAATTGCATCGCCATGGATACGCTTCAGATGGCCCTCCACCAGACGGAGGGCTGGGGCTATGACCGGATCATGCGGATCACCCATAACTGGGTTGCCGTTCAGCGCGAGTACAAACCGGCGCTGGACTGCCGGAACCCAGAGGCGGACGTCCGACAGGAGCACATGGATCGGGTGCTTGCGGAGATTATCCGGGACAAGGCAAAGTTGATCCCATTCCCGGACAGATACAAGGATTTGAAAAAGGTCCGTTATGGGAGGTAACTATGCAGAAGGAAGATATATCGCTTTTGCGCATCTACGCGAAGAATGATATGAATTGCGTGAAAACCGCAAAAGAGATGGATATTCACCACAACAGCGTGATCTATCGGCTTGGCAAGATCAAGACGGAAACCGGGCTGGATGCGCGGAAGTTCTGGGACTTGGTGAAGCTACTGGAAATGGAGGAATCATGAAACTTGGACAGGTGGTTCGGGCCAGATTCAAGTCCATACCGTCCCAGCTGGAGCGGCAGCACCCAACGTATGAGCAGCTGTATCCGTTCCAGCGCGGAGAGGTAATTTACATCCACCCAAAGGGCCGGTTTGTCAGTGTGCGGACGGAAACGGCGGGCGGACCTGTGGTAGAGAATTTCCGGCTATGTGAGGTGGTTACGTGAGTACATTCCCGGAACGGCTGCGGAAGTTAAGGGAATCTGAGCGGCCTGCTAAAAGCATGAGAGTGAAAGCGGAGCTGATTGGGATCGGGCATGATACGCTACGGAAGTACGAAACCGGGGAAAACGAACCGGCTCTCAGCCAGTTGAAGCTGATAGCAAATCATTACCACGTCAGTTTGGATGAGCTTGCATGGGACGAGGGTGAGCGAGAGAGTAAACCTTTATAGTATCGCAAAAAAAATTGGTCTTTGCCCCCAATTCGGGGCAAGCGCAGAAAAATATGTGTCAGAATGAGGGTGCGGGGTTATATCCGTATCCTCATTCTTTCCATCCTTTCTTTCCTCCTGACCCCGGCGGATGCCGGGGGTATGCAGACGTAGCTCAGTAGGCAGAGCACCGCACCAGGAGGTATGCGCTGGTTCAAGTCCAGCCGTCTGCACCATGGCAGGGAGCGTTTTCGGGTGATACGCCTCTGCCCCTGTTCGTGAAATATAAGCTGCGTCCTGTAAAAGCAGCTCGTCTCCGGCAACTGGTACTTGCCCTTGACGCCCCGGTGTAATTCCGGTTGGGAACAGGACCCTCCGCACCTCTCAACGATGTGTCCCAGGAGGGACATTCACGGCATAGGTGCCCCGTAAGGGGAGACCACAGCGAGTGACGGGGACTTTCCCTGAAGCGCTAAAGCAGGGCAGGACTGCAATGCCGTACCATCCCGGCCAGCGGGCGAGGAAGCGTAAAAAGCTAAGTATCAGGCGGCTGGTATAATTGCCAAGTTCCTGATGGCTGGTAGGAAGGCGCAGCGCAGCCGGGAGCCGATAAAAAAGATCTTGCGTACCATGTCTGAATCGGGGAGATCCGGACACGCAAGATGTGTATGCCCCTCGGGGCGGGTAAAGTCTGCTATGTAAGGCCAAGGGGCGGGGGCTGGTAGCAAAACAGGAGGATGGCATGGAAATCACAAAACGGCGGCTTGCGGATATTGTGCCGTATGCCGCAAATGCAAAAAAGCATGATAAGCGGCAAATCAACAACGTTGCGGAGAGCATCAAGCAGTACGGATTCGTACAGCCGATTGTGATTGACCGTGACGGCGTGATCGTAATCGGGCATTGCCGCGCTCTGGCGGCGAAGAAGCTGGGTATGGAAGAAGTACCGTGCGTCTGCGTGGACGATCTGACACCGGAGCAGGTGAACGCCCTACGGCTGGTGGATAACAAGAGCAACGAGAGCGATTGGGACTTTGACCTGTTGGCTGATGAACTGCCCGGTCTTGACCTGTCGGCGTTTGACTTTGAATGGGGTCTGCGTGACGAATTGAACGATTCCGTTGTCGAGGATGATTATGAACCTGTCATTCCGGCGGAGCCGAAGAGCAAACTTGGCGATGTGTACCAGCTTGGAGACCATCGCCTTATGTGCGGAGACAGCACGTCTTTGACAGACGTACAGAAGCTTGTGGGGGGGGCACAAATCGATCTTCTTCTCACCGATCCTCCGTACAATGTGGACTATCAGGGCACCGCCGGTAAAATTAAGAACGATAACATGGAGGATGCAGCCTTTAGGCAGTTCCTGACGGATGCTTTCTCCAATGCAGCGATGGTTATGAAACCCGGTGCTCCGTTCTACATCTGGCATGCAGACAGCGAGGGGTACAACTTCCGTGGCGCGTGTAAAGATTCAATGCTGCGTGTCCGGCAATGCCTGATTTGGGTAAAGAATTCCCTCGTAATGGGGAGACAGGATTTCCAGTGGAAACATGAGCCTTGCCTGTACGGTGAGAGCGAGATTGAAGAGGATGCGCATGAGCCTTGTCTTTACGGATGGACGGAAGGCAAGAAGCACTACTTCTTCAAGAACCGCAGACAGACAACTGTACTGAATTTCGATAAGCCTGTCAAGTCTGCGGAGCATCCGACCATGAAGCCGATTAAGCTGTTTGATTACCAGATGCAGTGCTCCAGTAAGCCGGGTGAGAATGTACTTGACCTGTTTGCTGGCTCCGGCACAACGATCATGGCAGCGGAGCAGAATGACCGACACGCTTTCTGCATGGAGTTTGACCCGAAGTATGCCGACGTTATTGTTGACCGGTGGGAGAAGTTCACCGGGAAGAAGGCGGTGCTTCTGAATGACTGATGCTCAGGCGACTGCGCGGAGGATGTTGAAGAAAAACCAGCAGTATTTATCCACACAGCAAATGAAAACACTGAACGGGCTGATTAAGTCCGGCGATATTACAGGGGCCATGAATGGCCTGCATACATTGGTGGCGAGAAAGCTGACTGCGAGGAAGAAATCTCTGGCATGATCGAATCTTAAGGAATGGAGGGGTGGAAGTGGCACGGACTGGAAGGCCGAAAAAGGTAATAAATCAAAAGCTGTTTGAGAACCTATGTGGTATCCAGTGCACGGAAGTGGAAATCTGCGGAGTGCTTGAGTGCAGCGCGGACACCCTGAATCGATGGTGCAAACGGACGTATAAAATGACTTTTGCGGACACATATAAAAGCAAGAGTCAGGTAGGAAAATCGAGCCTGCGGAGAGCGCAGTGGAATCTGGCCGAAAAGAACGCAAGCATGGCTATCTGGCTGGGGAAACAGTACCTTGGACAGCGCGATATTGTTGAGCTGGGCTTGCCGACGGATAACACGCAGGAGGACGCTTTGAGCGTGAGCCTGCGTGAAATGGCAGAAGGGCTGGAGAGCGATGATTAGCGCAAAGCAGAAGAAAATTCTCGCTTATCCATATTCCAAGTATGATGCGCTGATTTGCGACGGCGCTGTGCGTTCCGGCAAGACCTCCATTATGATGTGGGCGTATGTGCGCTGGGCGATGGAAAATTTCAGCGGTCAGCGTTTTGGCGTGTGCGGCAGAACGGTGGACAGCTGTACCAAGAACATCATCGTACCGTTCACGGCGATGAGCCTTGCAAAGGAACGTTATATCGTCCGCTGGCGGCGCGGTGACAAGGTAATGGAAGTGCGGCGCGGAGCCGTGACAAATTACTTTGAAGTGTTCGGCGGCAAGGACGAGGCGAGCTATACGCTGATCCAAGGCCGCACACTGGCGGGTGTGTTGCTGGACGAGGTGGTATTGATGCCACGCTCATTCGTGGAACAGGCGCTTGCACGTTGCTCCGTTGACGGCGCGCGGCTGTGGTTCTCTTGTAACCCCGGCAGCCCACACCACTGGTTCTATCAGGAGTGGATCAAGCGGAGCCGTGAGCGTAATGCACTGTATCTACACTTTGAAATGACGGACAACCCCGGCCTGAGCAAGCGCACCCTTGAACGGTACGAGAATATGTATGCCGGTATATTTTATGACCGGTATGTGCGCGGCCTGTGGGTAGCGGCAGAGGGCATCGTTTATAAGGACTTCGCCAACGATACAGAAAAGTATTTGATCGGAGACCCTTTGGAGTGGGCCAAGCAAAACGGCACCAGCTTCTCAATCATTTCAATTGGCGTTGACTTCGGCGGTACAAAGTCCGCAACGAAATTTCAAGCCACCGGGATTACAAAAAATTTCCGGGTTGTGGCGTTGGAAGAAGAATACATCAAAAACGAAGAGATTGACCCGGATGCATTAAACCGGCGTTTTGCTACGTTCTGCCAGTTGATAACGTCAAAGTATGGTTACAGCCAGACACGAGCGGATAGCGCGGAAACGGTGCTTATACGAGGGTTGGATCACACGGCACAAAAACTCCGGCTGGGTACCCAAGTCAAGAACGCACTGAAAATGCAAATCACAGACAGAATTCGGCTGGTGGTGCTTCTGATGAAGCAGGGGCGGTTCAAAGTTTCCAGAAACTGCCCACATCTGATCGATGCACTGCAATCCGCTATTTATGATCCTGATAAATTTGAGGACGAGCGCTTGGATGATGGCACGTCCGACATCGACAGCTTGGATGCCTTTGAGTACAGCATTGAGCCTTATTACAAAGACCTGGAACGTGCCGGTCACATGATGGGACGGTGAAATAGTGAATATTCGCAGAGCATTAAAGGATCTTGGGTTTGACACGGTCGACAGCAAATTTTACTCTCTGATCGACCTGTGGGACGCATGGTATAAGGGAAACGTTGAAGATTTCCACAGCTATACGGTGTGGAATGGCATTGAAGAGCTGGAGTGCCACCGTTATTCGGTTGGAATGGGAAAGAAAGTCTGCGAGGATTGGGCCAACCTCCTAATGAACGAGCGAGTCAACATCACGCTTGAAGGCAAACAGGAACAGGAATTTATCGATACTGTTTTTGCCGATAACAATTGGGAGGTCAAGGCTAACGAATCGCAGGAGCGCAAAGCGGCAGTAGGAACCGTTGCGTATGTGCCGGTGATGGAAGGCATGGGAATTAACCCAGATACAGCAGAAATCATTGACTCTGGCCGCATTCGCATCAACTATGTCAGCGCCGGGAACATCTACCCGCTGACGTGGGATAACGGCGTTATCCGCGAGTGTGCGTTCGCATCCACTCGAAAGGTCGATGACACAGAATATACTTACATCCAGGTGCACAGGCTGCGCAACGGCGAGTATGACATTGAGAACCATCTGTATGATGTAGAGGAAATCCCACTGGCCAGCGTGAAAGGGTTTGAGACAATTCCCCCGGTGGTTCATACCGGCAGCGACAAGCCGCAGTTTGTGATCGACCGGCTGAACATTGCAAACTCTGACGAAAACAACCCGCTTGGCGTGGCTGTGTTTGCCCACGCCATCGACCAGCTTAAGAGCGTTGACATTACCTATGATAGCTATGTGAACGAATTTGTGTTGGGCAAGAAGCGCATTGTGGTGCAACCGGAGGCAACCAAGAGCATTGACGGTCGTCCAGTGTTTGATAAGCGTGAGACCGTTTATTATGTACTTCCGGAGGACAGAGGCGGCAACGGCAACATCTTACAGCAGGTCGATATGTCGCTGCGGACAGCGGAGTTTAACACCGGTATGCAAGATATGTTGAACATCCTGTCCAGCAAGTGCGGTTTCGGTGAGAACCATTACAAATTCAATCAGGGAAGCATCGCAACTGCCACGCAGGTCATCAGCGAGAACAGCACCCTGTTTCGCACAATCAAAAAACATGAAATTGTGCTTGAGCAGGCAATCACAGAGTTGTGCCGGAGCTTGCTCCGCATGGGGAATCGGTACATGGGCGCATCCCTCAATGAGGACGTCCAGATCTCCATTGACTTTGACGATTCCATCATTGAGGACAAGGGCCAGGACTTTAACCGTGACGTGCAACTTCTTAATGCTGGCATCATGAACGATTGGGAGTTCCGTATGCGCTGGATGAATGAGGACGAAGCCACCGCAAAGGCAGCGCTGCCAAAGGCACAGGACATGGTGACCGAGGAAGAAACGGAGGTCGAGTAATGGGATTTGGAGAAAATACTGGGACTTTTGGGGTTGTGAAAAATGAGCCGGTATCCATTTACCCCGGAACTACTTGATGCGCTCCCAGAGGATCTGGCAGAACTGTTCCGGGCACTTGAACTTGTGTTGCTGAATGAAATCTGTTCCCGGTTGAAAGCTGTGGATGAACTGAACGAGGTAACGGTGCAGGACATCCGGGCACTGCGGTCTCACGGCATCGACCTAAAGGAAATCAAGAAAGCAATCCGCGAAACTTCCGGCATCAGCAAAACGAAGCTGGACAAGCTGCTGGGCGATGTGGTCGCAAGGAACCAACAGTATTACACCGATATGATTGACCTTGCGCATATCACCCAGCCTGAGACGCTGGTTGACGCTGCGGAAGTGGCGGCGATCAGGACGCAGACACTTGATACATTCCATAATCTGATCGCATCCATGGGCTTCTTGGTGGACGCTGGGCGTACAATGCTCCCACCTGCCAAAGCGTACCAATGGGCACTTGACAGCGCAGCGTTGCAGGTGCAAAGCGGTGCAATCAACTACAATCAGGCGATTAAAACGGCTGTGAAGGAACTTGCGGACAGCGGTCTAAAAGTGGTTGACTACGAAAGTGGTCATCGGGATCATGTCGATGTTGCCGTGCGAAGAGCCGTAATGACCGGCGTATCTCAAATCTGCGCCAAGTATACGGAGCAATCCGCAGAATATCTGGATACACCCTATTTTGAAGTTTCGGCCCATGTTGGCGCACGAGATAAGCCGGGACCTTCACCGTGGTCATCACATAAGGATTGGCAAGGACGTGTTTACAGCGTCCGTGCCGGAGACATTTATCCGAGCATTTATGACATTTGCGGCCTGGGCGCTGTTGACGGTCTGGAAGGGGCCAACTGCCGCCACAGGCGGTTCCCGTGGGTTGAGGGCGTGTCCGATCGCACTTACACGGATGAACAGTTGGAACACATCGATGATGGCCACGGCTGCACGTTTGATGGCAAGGATTACACGGCATACGAGGCAACCCAGATGCAGCGCCGCATTGAGCGGACGGTTAGAAAGTTAAAGCGCGAAAAAGCTGCCTACAAGGCCGCAGGATTGCATGAAGATGAGACTGCGGCAAACCATACGGCTACGGCGGTTAAACGCTAAATACAAGGCGTTCAGCGCGGAAGCTGGACTCCCGGAGCAACCGGAGCGGATGCGCGTCTATTTCACGGATGACGCAACGTTAAAAACGGCAAATGCCATGAAAACGCATCGGGCGGAAGTGGCAGCAGCTAACGCTAAAGACGATAGCGACACTCTTAAGTTTTTCGGCGCAGACGCAAGAGATAACTTGAATTCTATTGTGAAAAGACGTACAATGAAGCTGGAAAATGGCTTTGCCTGCTTCCCGGACGGCGACCCGCTAAACGAAAATGTTAAAATGGTAAAACCTCTCAAAACGTATTTTGACGTTGCTATGCACGGAAGCCAGACGGCAGTTGGATTCGGGTCAGTAGAAACGAATATGTCGCCGAGATTGCTTGCTTCTGTAATTCGACATAGTAACGGATGGAACGGGCAAAAAGTGAGGTTGCTGTCATGCGACACAGGCAAGCGCATTGAAAATGATTATTGCTTTGCAGAGGAACTTGCAAATGCGCTTGGCGTAAAAGTAAAAGCGCCAACCGATGTTCTATACATACCACCTAATGGGGAAATGTATGTGGGGGACAGCGGAGAGGGATATTTTGAAACGTATAAGCCAAACGAAAGGGGGCGGGTAAAATGATGCTGTTCGGGTATTTTAAAGGCATGAAATATAGCACTCATGGCGATGACTTTGAAAAGTATCGCACGTTTAGAAATACTATCAGCCGAGATAAAATCATTGAACATATAGAATCATTAACCCCAGCCCTTGCGTGTTTTGAAACGTTTGATATTTTTACGGGAGAAAGATTGCGAGCGGGTCAATACATTGATGGCGATTTCAGATTCCCACTTGATTTTCTGCATTACTACAAGAATTATGACATTGGCATCCCATATGAGTACGAGGCGTACTTGAAAGAAATTGGGGTGGGCTAATGGATGACAAATTGATGCAGGCCATCGAGGCTATTATCCGGCGCGGCAATGATGCGGAGATCCGGCGCAAGGGCGACGGGTACATCGTGTTAGAGGTCAAGAAAACAATCAAATATTCAACTCCTGCGTAATTGGGCGTGGGAAAGGGCAATAGGAGCCAGCTACTGAGGTTTTCTCGGTGGTTGGCTCTTTTTCTTTCGATAAAACCCGCGAGGCACAGCGGTTTTTATACAATCTATCGCCGCGACGAACTGCGGACAAGGGAAAGGAAGATAGAACAATGGCACTTACACGTAAACTTTTGAAGGGCATGGGTCTCACCGACGAACAGGTGGATACCATCATCGAGGCGCATACGGACACCGTGGACGGCTTGAAGGCTGACGTCAGCAAATACAAGGCGGACGCGGAGAAGCTGCCCGGCATCCAAAAGCAGTTGGATGACCTCAAGGCAGCAGGTGACGGCGGCTATAAGGAAAAGTATGAAAAAGAACATTCGGATTTTGAAGCTTATAAGTCCGGCATCACCGAAAAGGAAAGCAAGGCGGCAAAGGAAAAGGCTGTCCGGGCTTACTTTGAGAGCAAAAACATCACCGGTGCAAATCTCGACCTTGCCATGCGCGGATGCGGCGAGGAAATGTCTGCATTGGAGCTGGACGGCGAGAAGATCAAGGACACCAAGAGCCTTGACGCTCTCGTAGACGGCACCTATAAGAGCCTTGTTTCTAAGCCTGCTGTCCGGCTGGACATGGGCGCACGGCTCAACGAGGGCGGAAAGCCTATGACCAAGGACGAGATTATGCAAATCACCGACAGAACTGAGCGGCGCGCTGCAATCGCCGCAAATATGGATTTGTTTAGAAAGGAAGAATAAAAATGGCTGTTGATCCTAAGCTGATTAAGAAGGAAGATCTCGCCCGTGTTCGTGAGATCGAATTTACCGAGATGTTCGGCTATTCCATCAAGAAGCTGATGGAGGCTCTGGGCGTTACTCGTAAGATCGCCAAGCAGGCCGGTACTGTGCTCAAGAGCTACAAGGCTACCGGCACTTTGGAAGACGGCACTGTGGCTGAGGGCGAGACCATCCCCCTGAGCAAGTACAAGACCGAGGCTGTGAACTACAAGGAGATCACCTTGAAGAAGTGGCGCAAGGCCACCTCTGCCGAAGCAATCGCCGATCGCGGCTACGATCAGGCGGTTGAAATGACCACCGATGAAATGCTAAAGGATGTGCAGAAGGGCATCCGCAAGGACTTCTTCGACTTCCTCGCAACCGGTACGGGTACGGCCAGCGGTGCGACCTTCCAAGCGACCTTGGCTCAGGCATGGGGCCAGCTGCAGGTGCTGTTCGAGGATGACGAAATCGGCGCAGTTTATTTCATGAACCCGCTGGACGTTGCGGACTATCTCGCAACTGCCAACATCACCCTGCAGACCGCTTTCGGCATGACCTATGTCGAAAACTTCCTCGGTCTGGGCACTGTGATCTTGAACTCCAGCGTCCCAAAGGGCAAGATTTACGCCACTGCCAAGGACAACATCGTCCTGTACTACATCCCTGTGAACGGCGCTGATCTGGGCGAGGTGTTCAACTTCACCACCGACGCCACCGGTTATATCGGCATCCACGAGGAACCCGATTACACTAACATGACCGCATCCGATACCGTTATCAACGGCATGGTGCTGTTCGCCGAGCGCATTGACGGCGTGGTTGTCGGCACCATCACTCCGGCAGTGGGGGGCTAACCGAACTGCTGAGTGAGCCTGACCCTGAAACCCCTGCTTTCTCCGACATGACAAAAGCTCAATTGCTTGATTATGCCGGGGAAAACGGGGTGGACGGGGTCAGCAGTTCAATGCGCAAGGCTGACATAATCGCAGTATTGGAAGGGAGCTGACCCAATTGACATACGCTGATTACACATACTACTCCGGTGTCTATATGGGCACTGTAAGCAGTGGGGATTTCCCGCGTCTGGCTGTCCGGGCCAGCTCCTTCCTCGATTATTTCACGCAGAACCGAGCCAAGGACAACGCGGAGCTGGATGCGGTAAAGATGTGTTGCTGTGCGCTGGTTGATAAGTACGCGGTCATCGAAGCCGCGCAGGCGCTTGCAATGAAGAACCTTGCGACTGCTGCCGCTAATGACGCAGAAGTCAAAAGCGAAACGGTGGGCGGTTATTCCCGCACGCTTGCGACTGGCGGCGAATCTGCCGTTTCTTCGCTGAACGCTACGGATGGGGCAAGAAAGCTGCTCGCAGAGACCTGCATGGAGTATCTTGCCCACACTGGCTTGCTGTACCGAGGGAGGGGGTGCGGATCATGTACGCTCCCCACACTGTAACGATCTACAATCCGGTCAAAGAAACCGACAAGGAGACGTTTCAGGAAACGCAAAAGCTGTATGTGACCGTACTTCGTGGCGTGATGTTGCAAGCATCTAAAGCTGTTAACGTGCGCGAGAGCGGTCTTGCCGGAGCGGATGCAGTTGACCTCTACATCCCGTTTGGCGTGGAAGCTGTGGACGGTTTTACCGGCAAGGTGAAAACCTATGCCGGTCCGCAGCGGTTTTACGCCGCAGAGGACAAAACCGACCTGTGGACGCTTTCTGTCAAAGGCAACGGCGGGACAACGTTTTTCATCAAAGGCGAGTTTGTGACAGACAATGAAACCGTGGCGCTGGCTCAGGACAACTGCTACACCGTGACCAAGGTTGACGAGAAGGATTTCGGCAGCGTTGATATGCAGCACTGGCAGGTCGGAGGCGTGTGATATGGCGTTGAAATTTTCCGTTCAGACGGACGGCATGGTCGCTGTAAAAGAGGCCGTTTCCAAGGGCTGTGATCGCGCAGAACACGTTCTGGCGGTGCAGGTCGCAAAAGATACCGCTCCGTTCGTTCCTATGCTCACAGGCTCTCTGAGGACGCGTACAAAGGTAACGGGAAACACGGTTGTTTATCCAGGGCCGTATGCCAGATATCTGTACTACGGCAAACTGTACGTTGATCCGCTGACCGGAAGCTCTTATGCGCGGAAGGGCGTTACGAAGGTTCCGGCAGTGCCGGAGAAGGATTTGATTTTCCACAGAACCGGGACCTGCTCCCATTGGTTCGAAGCATCCAAGGCACAGAACATGGAGAAGTGGGTGCGTGTAGCAGAAAAGGCGGTGAAGCGTGATCTCTAAAGAAAAACCTGTAATGCTGGCATCCAGCAGCGAAAAGGCAGACCTTGACCGCCTGATGCTGATTTGGGCAAACCGTTTCCCCGGTATTCCGGAGAATGTGGATCTGATCAAGTACGAGTATTTCGCGGCAAAAACGGTAGGCATGGCGCTTTCCTCCGTTCAGGGTGCCGTTATCACCAAGAAGTATATCTGCGGCGGCTATCAGGCGGAGTATTCGTTTGAAATCCACTACCAGATCGCACCACCCGGCAAGAGCGACGATACACGCTTGAAGGCGGTTGAAGTGCTGAACAAATTTGCGGACTGGGCGCAGATGCAGCGACCGGACATTGGAGAGGGCAGGCGCGCCCTCCGCGTTGAGACTTCTGCGTTTGCATCGTATCTCGGCGCGACAAGCGACCAATACGAGGACTACATGGTCCCGCTAAAACTGATTTACGAGGTGAATGTATAATGGCAGATTTAACTTTTGCGACGCCCGAAGGTCAGACCATTGACCGCGAGCTTTTGATTGCGTATCTGAATACTGGCTCTAAGGAAGCTCCCACTTGGAGCGCCATCGGTAAGCGCGTGGAGGATTCCAGCGAAGAGATGGACTGGGGTCAGGAGAGCAAACAGGACATCCTGGGCAACACCTTCACCACCATGAAGAAGCCCGTTATTTCCCAGACCTTTGATCCCATCCCTCTGGATGCCGGTGACGCTGCTGCAGTGAAGATGTGGAACCTTGCCGTCAAGGATCATGACGCGCAGGCTCTTGCCAATCAGGATATGATGATCGGCCACTTCTACGCTACGTCCGGCGAGGCGAAGTTTGCCGAGCGGTATGATTCCTGCGCTATTGCCGTGACCGGCATCGGCGGTGACGGCGGCGGTACGCTCAACATCACGAGCGAGATTACCTACGGCGGCAATCGTACGCTGGGCACCATCAAGAAGGACGTCAGCGGCGTGACCTTTACGGAAGGTGCTTAAAAACAAAGGGGCGGGCGCAAACCCGCCCCAATTTCGGAGGCTATTATGAAAGACCTGATTTTCGATACCGGTTTAGTTACCTACAACATCAACGGCAAATGCGAATTCTCTTTTAACCCCACCGACAGCGCCTTTGTAGAAAAGCTGTTTAATGCCTTTGATATCCTTGACAAGAAGCAGGATGCGTACAAGGCAGAGGTGGAAAAGACCGCCAACAAGCGGGAAGTTTTTGAAACCGCCCGGAAGATGGACGAGGAAATGCGCGAGATCATCAACGATGTGTTCGGCTTTGACATTTGCTCTGCCCTGTTTGGCGAGATGAACGTATATGCGCTGGCGGACGGCCTGCCGGTGTGGGCAAACCTGATGCTTGCCATCATGGATGAGGTTGACACCACCTTTGCCCGTGAGCAGAAAGCCACCAACCCCCGCGTGAGCAAGTATACGAAGAAGTACCACAAATGAGGTACGATCTGCCGACTGCCGTAGAGGTAAACGGCACTGAGCACCAGATACGCTCTGACTATCGCGATATCCTGACGATTATTGAGGCACTGTCTGACGCTGAGTTGTCGGAGGAAGAAAAGGCCGAGGCCATGCTTGACATTTTCTATCCAGACTTTGCGGAAATGCCGCAGAGCGACTACGAGGAAGCGATCAAGCAATGCGCAAAATTCATCAACTGCGGCGAAGAGCAGCGTGAGGAAAAGCGTGGACCGAAGCTGATGGACTGGCAGCAGGACTTCCCTCTGATCGTTGCCCCAGTCAACCGTGTTCTGGGGCAAGAAGTCAGATCCGTTGAGTATCTGCACTGGTGGACGTGGGTATCCGCATATCAGGAAATCGGGGATTGCACCTTTGCCCAGGTTGTGGGAATCCGCAATAAAAAGGCAAAGGGGAAGAAACTGGATAAAAGCGAACAGGAGTTTTACAAGCAGAACCGGCACTTGGTTGATTTCAAGCGGCAATATACGGAACAGGACGAGGACGTTATCAGCAAGTGGATATGAAAACCGCCCTCCGGAGAGGGCGGCGTGGGTCATGTGAGACCATAAGATATTTTGCTGTAAAGAACATAATCGTCAAAAGAAAGAACTGCTCTACCGGGGAATATACCCTCGCCATACCAGACGTAATTTTTGTAGACACCGATAATGCTACCAGAACTTCCAATCTCGGTATACAAGTCTCCCTCGCCGCCGATTATTTCGACAACTTGAGAGTATGTCATGCCCGGTGTTATCATATCAAATTCGTGCTGGGTAATTGTTCCTTTACTTTTCTTGTTGGAGTTATCTGTTTCTTTTTTGTCAAATGCATTGTATTTTACTTGACCATTGTAAACAGTAACTAAAATATCCCCAGACTCAGTTAATAATTGGCTGCAAATGTTCTGCGTACCATAGTCTTTTTCGAAAATTTCATTGCAAGCAGACACGGTGGCGTCACACAGGAGCTGCGTCATATCGTCCCATCCAACAGGCATTTCGTCTGCGCTATATCCATCGCACGTAACGTGAGTTTCTAACCAGTTTGTCATGTTTGATGTTCGGATTTCCCGATCTGGGAACGCAGCGGCGAAAATTGAGTTTACATCTTCGTATGTGTTTGGGTCTTTTGGCACGATGACATCTTTTGATTCTGCAATTGGAATCTTCGACTCGCTTGGCTCAGAAGCACACCCAGAACAAATTGAAGCCAAAAAGGCAACGAACAATAGCATTATAATTTTTGATTTCACGTTTATCCCTCCTTACGCTCTATATATATCACATTTAATCCGTAATGTCACGCAGAAAGCGAGGCGATTTAATGGCGGCAGACGGTTCCATTGTCATCAAAGCTGATGTCGATGATAAACAGGCACAAAACGAACTAAACCGGCTTACTAAAAAAATAGATTCGCTCAATGAAAAAATAAGCGATAAAAAGCAGCAGACAATGCCACTCGTGGAGCAATCAAGGCAGATCGCCGCAAATCTCGATGAAGCTAAATCTAAGCTGTCGCAAATGAAAAGCGGAAACGAATTTTTTACATCAAGTGCGATTAAAGACCAGGAACAAACCGTGGCAACGCTGCAAAAAGAATGGAATGGTGTGCAAAAAAGGGTTGAGGCTGCAGATGCGTCCATTGCCAAAGATACCAGAAGCCTTGAACGAATGAGTAACCGGGCGGGAGAACTTTCTGCGCAGATTGCTGGCACAAGTAAGAGTTCTACTGCGCTGGCCGCTGCAAGCAAAAAAGCAGATAAATATATGGACCGATTTTCTCGCAGAGTAAAAGGGCTTGTCCGCCGCGTGTTTGTGTTTGGCTTAATTGTGCAAGGACTCCGTTCCGTGCGCGAGTGGCTCGGGAAGGCGGTTAAAACCAACGATCAGGCCACAAAAGCGATATCGCGATTAAAAGGTGCTTTGCTAACACTCGCACAGCCGTTTGTAAATGTTTTGCTTCCGGCGTTTACATCATTCGTGAATTTGCTAACCCAATTTGTGACTGCTATGGCAAAAATTACAGCGGTTTTGTTTGGGTCGACGATTGATCAAACAAAAAAAGAAGCAGAGAACCTTTACAAAGAATCGGACGCTTTGAACGAAACGGGCAAATCTGCAAAAAAGGCTGGCAAAGCACTTGCCTCGTTTGATGAAATTAATAAATTAGGCGGAGACAATAAGGAAAAAACAGAACCGGACTTTAATTTTTCTGAAAATGAAAATTGGCTCGATAAAATGCTTGGAAGCGCAGCGGGAAAAGTTGCAAGCGCTTTGATCTTAGCGGGCATTGCCTTTATTGCCATCGGTGCATCGGTCGGCAGCATTAAGATGGTTATAACGGGACTGCTTCTCATTGGCGCTGGGCTTTTTGTCGCAGAGGAAACCGGAGTATTGCAATCCTGGGTGGATACACTTGGCCTCAATAATGTTGCGGAATTTATTGTGACGGCTGTGATCCTTGCTGGCATTGCAATGGTCGCAATCGGAGCGGCAACGGGAAACATCCTCCTTGTGATTGCTGGACTTCTGCTGATTGGACTTGCCGTTCTTTATGCAAAAAACAGCGGCATGATGGATGATTGGGCAGAAACGCTTGGGCTTAATCGCGCTGCATCTTTTATTACGGCAGCATTGTTGATCGCTGGCTTTGCGTTAATCGCCATTGGTGCGGCTACCGGAAATATTTTGATGGTGGTTGCCGGAATTGCTTTAATAGCTATTGGCATTTATGTCGGTGTAAAAAGCGAAACGTTTACAGACTGGGCAAGCGCGCTCAAATTAGATTCGGCTTTTGGATATGTGACAGCAGCTATGCAAATCGCCGGAATCGCTATGATCGCCATCGGCGCGGCAATGGGAAACATCGTGATCGTACTTGCGGGTGCGGCGCTATTAGGGTTTGGCATTGCGGCAGAAGCCATTGGGCAAGAAAGGCTTGAGGCATGGTGGGAGAAGTTAAAGCTGACCTCCGTTGCACAGTGGATATCTGTTGCGCTTCTTCTTGGCGGTATTGCATTGGTCGCATTTGCGGCGGCTACGGCAAACCCGATTCTTTTGGCAGTTGGACTTGGCATTCTTGGCATGGGAATAACTGCAGCAATAAATGAGGGCCACCTGAAGAATTGGGTTGAAACGCTCGGTTTGAATAAGGTTGTTGGCTGGGTATCTGTTGCCCTTATGCTTGCTGGAATTGCCCTTATTGCATTTGGCGCAATGACCATGAATATCTTTATGCTTTTGGCTGGTGCTGCTTTGCTTGTTAGTGGTTTCGCAGTAGGGACGACCACAAACAAATTTCAAAGCTGGGTTGAAACCTTGCATCTGAATGAAGTTTCCGGATGGGTGTCTACGGCAATGCTTTTGCTGGGCATCGCTCTTGTGGCTATTGGTGCTATGACGCTGAATGTCCCAATGCTTTTAGCTGGTGCGGCGCTGCTTGGCGTTGGGATTGCTTCAAAAGCAGGTGGGTTTAACTCTGCAAAATCTGTTTCTGGCGGAAATCCGGCGGCACGGTCCGCTATGCCTGCAATTAGCCCCGCATCCGTTCCGCGTTTGGCGACCGGCGCAGTTATTCCCCCGAACCGTGAGTTTTTGGCGGTACTGGGTGACCAGAAGCAGGGGAACAACATTGAAGCCCCTGAATCTGCTATCGAGGCAGCGGTTGCCCGTGGCATGGCGCAGTATGGCGGCGGCAATCAGACGGCGATCCTTAAGATCGGCGAACAGGAATTGGGCCGCATTATCTTCAAGCTGAACAAAGACCAGACGCAGCGCGTTGGTATTAAAGTGACCTAAAGGCGGTGTATATGAATTACATCAAAATTAACGGGACTTCATTTGATGTGAATGTCGCGATCTCCAAGTACAACGAAAATTTCAGCGTTCTCGATGGGGAGAACGCTGGGAGATCGAAAGACACAGGCCGGATGATCCGCGATGTTCTGGGGACGTACATCGGGCATAAGGTGACTGTTTTCCGCAGAGGGAACGATTACAGAAGCTATGATGCGTTCTGGAACTATCTCAAAGCCCATTCCATTGACGATTCCGTTTTGCTTGAAGCTGCGGACGGCAACACAACTATTTCCTATCGCGCATACTACACCAGCGCATCGCACGATATTGAAAAAGTTGAAAACGGGATCAATTATTGGGGAGAAATTGAAATCCATTTCATCCCAATCGCACCGCAAATCACGCGGTAAGGAGGGCGTATGGATTATATCATGATCGGCCCCTACCAGTTCGACCGGGATGCATCTAAGGATGATATGCGCTTAGACTACTGCTCATCTTTTCAAGAAGTTGCATTGGATGAAAGCAGCCTTTCGTTCGATACGGTCAGCGTAGAGGTTTGCACTAAAACAATAGGCGCACAGCTTTCTGCACTCCCCAATAACACTCCCATCATTGTTTACAGAGGCGGCGAAATCAAAGCAAGATTTGTAAGCAGCGGCGTTTCCCGTATCGGGCCTGTCACTTATCAGCTTACAGGGCGGTCCCCTATGGGCGCACTTACCGGAATGGTGCACACCGGCGGCATTTATACTGGCGAGACCGTGGAAGAGGTTGTAAAAGAAATCTGCGGCAACATCCCTTCGCTGATAAAAAGTGTATATGCCGGAGTTAAACTTTATGGCTGGCTTCCTTATGCGGATGGGAAAGAACGCTCTGCACGAGACAACCTCGCACAAGTGCTTTTCGCCATTGGGGCTTATCTCCGCACAGACCTAAACGGTGTTTTGAGAATTGAACCCTTGTGGGACGGTACGGCATCCTTGATTGATGTCGACCGATCTTACACTGGGGGAACCGTGAAATACGATTCACCCATCTCTGCCGTGACGGTAACGGAGCATCAATACGTTGCGGGAACGGAGGTAAAGGAGCTATTCTCCGGCACGGCGCAGAATGGCGATATCATCACATTCTCCGAGCCGATGCACTCCCTCTCTGCGACTGGCTTCACAATCTTGGAAAGCGGCGCAAACTACGCCAAGATCTCCGCTGGCACTGGTGCACTGACTGGCAAGGCGTATATCCACAACACCCGCCTAATCACGCAGCCTGTGACGGCAGGCGCGGCGGAAAATGTAAAGTCTGTTACGGATGCTACGCTGGTATCTCTGGTGAATTCCTATGCCGTGGCGAAGCGTCTTGCAGACTATTACCGATGCCGCGAAACCATCACCAATGACATTGTAAGCGGGCATGAGAAACCGGGCCACGTGGTAAGCGTGTACCATCCGTATGACAAAAAAATGGTTTCTGCATGCATCCAATCTCTGGACACCACCATGAGCGCGACGCTTAAAAGCAGCATGGATGCATTGGTCGGCTTCACCCCCGCGCAGCCGGAGGCGGCGGAGTATCTGGACGAGCGGGTAGTCCTCACCGGCTCCGGCAAGTTCAATATCCCGGAAGGCACCACAACGATTCACTATGTGATGATCTCCGCCGGACAGGGCGGGCGCTGCGGCGAAAAGGGCGAAGATACCCAATCGGGGCCTAAGTTCTCGTGGACGAACCCGGTTTTTGAGGATCGGGTAGACGGCTACGCGTTGGCGCTGGGTGGCAAGGGCGGTCCCGGCGGCAAGGGCGGCATGGGCGGCAGAATCGTCGAGGGCGATCTCGACGTGTCCCAGCTGAAAAGCCTTGCTTATGCCTGCGGAAAAAGCGGCAAGGGCGCCGAATTCAGCCCGGACGATCTTCCCGGTACGGACGGCACGGATACGGTGTTCCACGGCATGACTACGGCGGGCGCGTCTGCCCCCGATTTGGGCTTCACGGATCCCATCACCGGCGAGCAGTTCGGCGGCGTCGGTGAGGACGGCCTTCCTGGCGGAAACGGCGCCGGACGTGATCCGTCTGTGAGTGAGTACACAGATGATAGCGTTCAGCAATACGTCAATGGCACGGTTGCTTATGACGAGGACGGGAACGCTTTTACCCCCGGCCCTGTGGCTGGCAGCGATGGGAAAGTCAGCATGACCAGAATCGCATCAACAAGCACACCGCGCAGTTTCGGCTGGTACAGTTCCGGTCTGGGCGGCGGCCCGGCGGCGGGAGCCAACGGCAAAGCCGGATCCTCCGGACGCGGCCTGCCGGGCGAGACAACCGTTGATGTGACCGGCGGCTCCGGTGCGGACGGCATGACGGCCACGCTCACCCCCTCCGAGCCGAAGCGGTACGGCAGGGGCGGACGCGGCGGCTACGGAGGCGGCGGCGCTGGCTCCGGCGGCATTGCGGTTAAAAACGGAAGCGGTACAACAACTGCCGGAACACCCGGCGCAGGCGGTTTAGGCGGCCCCGGCGGCCCCGGCGCGGATGGGTGTGTGATCCTTTATTACCGGAAATTCGGACAAGTCAAGTCTGGCCCGTTGGTCCAGCGGGGCGGCGGACTGTTCTTCGACCGCTTGGACAGACTTTTTATCGTGTGAGGTGATTTCGATGACGATTGAACAAAGAGTCGCAGTTTTGGAGGAAATTTTCTCCAAACTGCAAGACTACTACACATCCGCCTACTCCGGCGAGGAGATCGACGCGCTGCTGGGAAAGGCCGGAAGCAACGTGCAGGTGGCGTACAACCCGAATCTGCTGGATAACCCGTATTTCCAAATATGGCAGCGATACCCAGATGGTAATTACTCCGGCGTCCCAAATGGTAGCTATATACCGGATAGGTGGATTATCACATCGTCCAACGGAGGTGTTGTATCAAATCTAACAAAAGCCACAGCTTATGGCGGAATTAAAAATGCAAGTGGGCCAAATTGTAGAATCACGCAACGCCTGGAAAACGCGGCACAATATAATGGGAAAACGCTAACTCTTACTGTTTTAAAAAATACTGGATTGTACAAAGCTACTAAAGTTGCTAGTGGCTGGACTGATACAACTGATATTTTTGCTTTTTTTGCTAGCACTGTTGCGTGGCTAAATTCCGGAGAGACCATCCTTGCCGCCAAGCTGGAACTGAGCGACCGCCAGACGCTGGCCCATCAGGAGGGGGACAAGTGGGTGCTGAATGAGGTGCCGAACTATGGGGAGCAACTGGCGCGGTGCCAGAGGTACTATCAGCTGTACTCCACCGCCGAACAGCGCCCTGCAAAGGCTGTAGACTGCCGCCCGACGATGCGTGTTGATCCGTCGCAGGGAACCATCACTATTGACGGAACCACCTACTACTACAACACCGCAAACCTGTAAGGAGGTGCGCTATGCCGAACGATTATTACACCATGATTTTCACAGGCGAAAAGCTGCTGAAGCGCGTGGACGATGGGGAGATCATCATCCCATCCTCCACGGCGGGAAGCACGAAGAAATTCAAGCTGACGGGAGACGATACCGGCACCGTCAGCGCCACGGGGGTGACGTCCTGATGGTACAGGGTGATGCGTACAGCATCGATATCACGATCAAAAACCTGGGCGAGGCGATTTCGATCGACACCGTGGAAAAGGTGGAGGTTACTCTGCTGAATCTGACGCGGTCCTATCCGGAGGAGGTCACCTATTCGGACGGGAAATTCCACTTCCCGGTCACCCAGACGGAGACCTTCAAACTTCCCCCGGTGTGCCCCATGCAGGTCCGGGTGAAGTTTACCGGCGGGGACGTGGTCGGCTCCATGATCCAGATGGTGGAGGTGGCCGGGGCGATCAGTAAGGCGGTGCTGTGATGCTTACCTTCGAATTGCAGCCGCGCGAGGCCCTTGAGATCTCCTTTGCCGTGTCCATTGTTGCGGGAAAGGGAGACCCCTACACCGGGGCGTATCAGGTGACGCCCAAGATCTACGGCCCGGTGGTTCTGGAAACAAAGGACAAGTCCATGGCGGACGATGTGACGATCTTAAAAATCCCCCAATTTGAGGTGTCCAACGAGGCCGGGGGAAATACATTGATTATGGGAGACGAATATTATGGCGGATAAGTACATCAACAAGGTCATCATCGGCAATGACGTCAAGCTGGACCTCACCGCTGACGATATCACTGCCGAAAAGCTGGCGAAGGGCATTAAGGCCCATGACAAGAGCGGTGCTCCCATTGTGGGCACCAGCACATTCGATTCCGACACTTCCGAGGACACCGCCGTTGCGGCGGAAATTCTTCTGGGAAAAACGGCCCACGCAAAAGGCGCGAAGCTGGTAGGCACCATGCCGAATCAGGGCGGCAAGACCCTTGACATCACGGACAAGGCGGCCCCCGTTTCCATCCCCATGGGCTTTCATGACGGCTCCGGCAAGGCGCAGATCGCGGAGGCGGAGGCAGCGAAGCTGATCCCCGCCAACATCCGGGATGGCATCACGGTCTTAGGCGTAGCCGGTACCATGAGCGGCAGCGAGGACATGAAGGCGCAGGCCAAGAGCGCCACGCCTACTTTCGCCCAGCAGGAGATTTTACCGGATGAGGGCTACAACTGCCTGTCCTCCGTCACTGTGGCGGCGATCCCTGTCAGCTACACCGACAACGAGCAGGGAGGCCAGACTCTGAAGGTAGGTGCGTAAGGATGGCGGTCAACAAGGTTGAAATCAACGGCGAGGTCAAGCTGGACTTGACCCAGGACACCGTGACCCCGGAGAATCTGCTCTCCGGGGCCACCGCCCACAATGCGGCGGGAGAGCGGATCAGCGGCGCGGTGGCGCCTGTCCGATACGATGTTGCTCAGGATCTGACCTCCAATCAGGAAACCCAGGCGAGGAGAAATATCGCTGCTGCATCTATAGACGAAGTAAATGCTATTCCTAAACCGAACCTTTTTATCAATCCTCTTTTACAAATCTGGCAGCGGTATCCGTCTGGATGGTCCGGGGTCCCTGTTAATCGCTATCTGGCGGATGGTTGGCGGGTGCTTAGTTCTGATGGCAGCAAACAAAACAACCTCCGCCCAGCATCGCCATATGGTATGGCAAACGCAGCGGGCGGAGCAAATTGCACCTTCTCACAGTTTTTGGAAAACGCGGCGCAGTTCAATGAAATGGAAATGACGTGCAGTGTGCTGAAAAAGCTGGTTGATGGCTCACAGTCGTTCGTTTCAGCTACAAAAACGGCTGCTGGCTGGACAGAAACCACGGATATTCTTGCTTTTTTTGGCACCTCTAATCAATGGCGATGGATCAATTCAGGTGAAACCCTTATTGGTGCAAAGCTGGAGGTAGGTTCCCGTCAGACGTTTGCCCATAAGAACACAGACGGAAGCTACACGCTAAACGAAATACCGGAAGTAGGAAAAGAACTGGCCAGATGCCAGCGGAGATACCAGTTGTTTTCCAGTGCTGGGAACCGGCAGACAAAGGCGGTGGACTGTCGTCCTCCTATGCGGGCGGACCCCGCACAGGGAACGATTACGATCAACGGAACAACGTATTACTACAATGATGCGGAGTTGTAAGATGGGTAATCGGCAGAGCTATAGGGGGCGGCGCAATCCGATGTGGAATCGTGCAGGATATCTGCTGCGGGGCCATTGTGCCAGAGGGGCGGTGGGTTTGCCCTATTTGTGAGCGTAGCTGGCCTGAATTTTAACCTGCACGAAACCAAGTCGGACTTTTGACTTGCACGAAAGCAAGTCGGAACTGCCCTAAAAACTGCAACTTTTTAAGGAGCGTGTTATGACGGAGACGATAATCTGCGCCCTCATCACAGGGGGGCTGACGCTGATGGGCGTGCTCATCGCCAACGGCAAACAGCAGGCGATCACCGACACCAAATTAGACGAACTGACCCGCGAGGTGCGGGAACACAACAGCTTCGCCCAGCGGGTGCCGGTGATCGAGGAACAGATTAAGGTAATCAATCACCGGATCGAAGATCTGGAGCATATCAGTGAACGCTGAAAGGAGAACGCTATGGAAAACATCAAGAAACGGCTGGGCAATCTTCTGTCCGTAAAATCGCTGGTGACCATCACCCTGACGGTGATCTTCGCGGTGCTGGCGCTGCGTGGGGATATTACCGGGACGGAGTTTTTGACCATCTTCACCACGGTCATCGCATTTTACTTCGGCACCCAGCGGGTCAACGAAGACAAAAACAGTTAAAACCGGTTGAAAAATCAACCGTAAATTTGAAAGGGGACATATTATGAACAAGATCTACGAGAACATCATCACCGTGGGCAAGCAGAACGGCAAGCCCATCGAGGCCATCAACGCCGAGCTGAAAAATGCCGGAGCAAACTTCCACCTGAATCCCGACGGCAGCGTGGCCGGGTGGACTGAGCAGGAAATGAAGGAGGGCTTCATCCCGGCTGAGACCGAGCCGGAGGCGCTCCCCCAGACGCTGGATACCCATCGCCGGGAGGATCTGGCGGGCACCGTCCAGATCCAGCGGATCGTCGGAGCCACCTATGAGGTGACTTATGACGAGGACGGCTACTTCATCAAGGCTTCCCGCGTGCGCCATGGTTGATACGTTTGATTGCGCCAGAGCGCAGATCTACCACAACACCGAGCGTCTGACGCCTGCACAGATCAAGAAAAAATTCGGCTGCACCCACATCATCAACGGCTACCTGTTCAACGGACGCTTCGTTCCAGTTGGCTGGTGCGTGATTGACGGCAAGGTCATCAGCCGGGACAAATACCAGGACTGGGGCGTGTCCATCGGCAGTGACGGCAAGCCGCAGATGCTGACGGACCGGGGCGGATCGTTTTTGTCCGGCGTGCCCATCCTCAAGGCCGGGTCCAAGCTCTACCGGGGCCTGACCGCCGACGTGGCCCGGCCTGCCGCCCGGACGGCGGTGGGCTGGATGCCCAACGGCAAGGTATGCCTGTGGTGCGACAAGACCAGCCTGACCCGGAACCAGCTTCAGGACAAGCTGCTGGGTCTGGGCGTGGTGGACGCCCTCATGCTGGACGGCGGCGGCTCCACGCAGGGCATTTTCCCCGGCGGGAAGGTGATCAGCAGCCGGAAGGTGCCTACGCTGCTGCTGTTCTGGGAGAGATCGGCCAAGGTGGAAGATCAAGCCCTCGCATGGGGGAAGTCTCACGGCCTGCTGACGGACGCCAACGCCGGGGAGACCGTGACACGGGCCGACATGGTCCGGGCGCTGTATCAGATCTGGGGGGATAACCATGGTTGAGATCCACGCTTACAGCAAAGCCACCTCCGGGGGCAAGCAGCTGTCCACCCATTTCAAGGTGCGGGAGTTTGCGTGTGGAGACGGCAGTGACGCTGTTTTGGTGGCTCCCCGGCTGGTGATGGTGCTGGAAACCATCCGCGCCCACTTCGACGCTCCGATGGTCATCCACAGCGGGTACAGAACGCCGCAGTACAATGCCAAAGTGAACGGCGCGGCGCACAGCCAACACTGCTATGGCATGGCGGCGGATATTTCCGTCAGCGGCCAGAAGCCGGCAGCGGTGGCGGCCTTCGCCCGGACGCTGATGCCCGATTGGGGCGGCGTGGGCATTTACAGTAAGAAAGGCTTCACCCACATCGACGTCCGGGAGAAACGCTCCGACTGGACGGGCTAAACATCTGAAAGGAGGGCCAGAAGATGGCAACATCCACGCTTTTTAGCGCTCTGCAAGTCTGGGTTACCCATGGAAAAAACAAACCGAGAGATCCGGGCGCTGTTGTCATCCATGGCCCCGGCCCGGGCGGCGCAGGCCGTCCGGTTGGTAGGCCTGCCGCCTGATGAGGAAACAGCGGTGCTGGCGGTGGACGTCCACGGCCAGAGCTGCCTCCAAACGGCGGAGCGGCTGCATGTGAGCGTGGACACCGTAAAGCGGCTACGGCGCTCTGCTTACCGAAAATTGCAAGACGAAATCTATACTACACGTTGAGAGACGCGGTTCAAATTGAACCGCGTCTTTTTTGCGCACTTTTCTGCCCTTTTCCTGCCACTTTGAATGGAGGTTTTTGGATTACTATGAAAGCAGAGCAAGGGAGGGGTTCTCCGTGATTACAAATGGTAGAGAATACATTGACCGTCTGCGGGCGTGCGGAATGAGCGAATCCAGCGCCACAGATATTTGTTATAAATACGCAGCACAGGATGATGAAGAAGGGCTGGCTGAATTTGTGAGAGCAAACGAATTGCTCTACGATGACCGCCGGGAATATGTATAAGTATTTCAACCCAAATCCCTGCGGAAAAAATGTTGGAGACTGCACCGTGCGGGCGATCTCCAAGGCAACCGGGATGGAGTGGGGCGAGGTGTATTTACGGCTCTGCATCCAAGGGTATCTGGACGGCGATATGCCGTCGGCAAACGCTTGTTGGGGGCGGTATCTCCGCAGCATCGGATATCGGCGGTACATCGTGCCGGACACCTGCCCGGACTGTTACACGGTGGGCCAATTTGCGGAGGATCACCCCAAAGGCACCTATATTCTGGCGCTGTCCGGTCATGTGGTCTGTGTCTGCGACGGCATAATCTGGGACAGCTGGGACAGCAGCAACGAGAACATCTTGTATTACTGGGTCAAGGAGGATGACTAAAATGGCTTACACACCTTACGGATGGCAAAATCCCTATTACGCACCGCCTATGCCGGATAACCTCATGCAGATGCGCCAACAGCAGATGCAGCCTATGACACCCCAGATGCCGCAGGTCCCGCAAAACCCGGTGGCGCAGAGCGGCGTCCAGTGGGTCAGTGGGGAGCAGGAGGCCCGAAACTGGATGATCGCGCCCAACGCCGCTGTGGCGTTGTGGGATAGCTCCGCGCCTACGGTGTACCTCAAAAAGGCAGATGCCAGCGGTAAACCGTCCCTCACGATTTATGACCTCGTAGAACGCACAGAAACGCCCCGTACAGCCACTCAGGAAAAGGGCGTGGAGTTTGTCACCAGAAAAGAATTTGACGCACTAGCGGCGCTTGTGGGCGAATTGAAGGGCAAGAAGAAGCGCAAGGTAGAGGAGGAAGAGGACGATGAGTAACAATCCGTTTTTCAATGCGTTAGGTGGCGGACAGATGCCGGGGTCGATGAGCGGCTTTCCTCAGCTTTTACAGCAGTTCAAGCAGTTCAAGGCAAGTTTTAAAGGCGACCCAAAAGCGGAAGTGGAGAAGATGCTGCAAAGCGGCAAAATCTCACAAGATCAGTTGAACAAGATACAGTCAATGGCAAACCAATTTCAGGGGCTTTTCAAGTAATCAAAATCGTGGCCACGGTTTGATATAAATATTTTTTCAAAAGGAGTGATACTATGTCTCTTTCCTCTGACGGCACCATGCTGACTATGCCTGTGGCTCCTGCCAACACCGGAAACGGTAACGGCTTCGGTTGGGGCGGCGATGGCGCATGGTGGATCGTGCTGTTCCTCATTTTCGCTGCGTTCGGTGGCTGGGGTAACGGCTTTGGTTTCGGTGGCGGCGGCAACGGCGTGATGGACGGTTATGTCCTGACCTCTGATTTTGCCAATGTCGAGCGCAAGATCGACAGTGTAAATCAGGGTCTTTGCGACGGATTTTACCAGCAGGCGCAGCTTATCAACGGCACCAACATGGCGATGGCAAACGGCTTTGGGCAGGCTGAGCTTTCCCGCAGTAACCAGCAGGCGGCTCTCATGCAGCAGTTGACTGCCATGCAGATGCAGGCCGCTGAGTGCTGCTGCAACACCCAGCGCAGCATCGAGGGCGTGCGCTATGACATGGCCGCTCAGGCTTGCGATACCCGGAACACGGTGCAGAACGCCACCCGGGACATTATCGACAATGCCAACAGCAACAGCCGCGCAATCCTCGATTTCCTGACCCAGAGCAAGCTGCAGGATCTCCAGAGCGAGAATCAGGGTTTGAAGCTGGCCGCATCTCAGGCGGCACAGAACAGCTATCTGGTGTCTCAGCTCCGGCCTTCTCCCATCCCGGCCTACACGGTGCAGAACCCCTATTGCTGCAACCAGTTTGCCGGATGTGGTTGCTGACAACTGCATAGCGTAGCTTTTCCTCTTTGTTGGGGAAATGGTCGGCCCCATGCCGATACTGATGACAAAGCGGCGGGGCAGTAGCCCTGCCGCTGATTTTATGAAAGGAGATTTCTATGCCTGAATACACTGCTGTTGCTACGCAGAGCGTAGCGGCAAACCAGAACGTGCTTTTTACGGAAGCACCGATCCCCTGCACTAAGGGCCTTGTGACGCACCGCGCAGGCTCCGGCCTGTTTAACCTTCGTGGTAACTGTTCCCAGTGCCGCGTCCGCTATAAGGTGGACTTTATCGGCAATATTGCCATAAGCACCGGCGGGACACCCGGTCCCATTTCCATTGCCATTGCGGTTGGCGGTGAGCCTCTCCCGTCCTCTGTTGCGACGGTGACGCCCGCAGCGGCGGGGGCATTTTTTAACGTGGCTGCATCCGAGTACGTTGACGTCACAAAGGGCTGCTGCGCGTCGCTGTCCATCCGCAACGTTAGCGACGAGTCTGTTGACGTGAGAAACGCAAACCTTATCATTACCAGAGTTTGCTGAGAAAGGAGAACACAATGGGAATGAAATCTATGTATGAACTGCGGGATATGCTCTGCAAGGAACTTGACGAGTTGACCCGCAAGGGCGAGCTGGGGGCTGGCGATCTGGACATCGCCCACAAACTCACGGATACCATCAAGAACATCGACAAGATTGAGGCGATGGACGAGAGAGGCTATTCCGGGCGCTATCTGGACGATGATATGCGCGGCTACAGCCGTGGCAGCTCCTATGCCCGGAGGCATTACGTCCGAGGCCATTACAGCCGCACGGACGCCACTGAGCATCTGCGCGATCAGATCAACGATATGATGCGCGAGACCGACGATGACCGCATCAAGGATGCCCTGCGCCGTGCAATGGACATGATGGAGGAATAAAGGGGGTAGGCCCCAATGATTGACGAGCGAGAACTGGCGCTATGGATCAAGCGGTTAGAAACAGAAGAGTCCAGCTGGGCGAACTATGAAAAGCTGGCGGCGCTGTATACCATCCAAAACCAGAACCGGGAGCCGGTGAGGGAATCTCGCATGATCGAGGCGTATTCTGAGGCCCCCGCGCCTGACAGCGATTTCCTCCGAGCGGTATCTAACGTTGACCCAGCCCGTGCGTGGGAGGTCATGGACGAGCTGATGGACAGCTTGAAAGTGGTCAACGAGCGGGTTTATAATAGCGTCATGCGGAAATTGGAAAGCTAAACTTAACCCCTCGGCAAATGCCGGGGGGTTAGTTATATTTTGACGTAGGCGTTGCGACATGAAAATAAGACTAACTTGGCGTTACAAAAAACGCACCGTCATTGTCTGCGTCGATGCGCTGGATTGTGCGTACCCAAAATTCCTTTTTT